ATACCAACGTCTCCCGCTGGAGAAGTTTTCCTTGGACAGAAAACTGTTGAACTGCTCAGCAACGCGAACTCCATCAGCTCAAAGTCATTAAAGAAATGCTTCAAGCTCACAAAAACCCTTAAAGTATCTGGTAGGGTGATGGATTGCTTTCGTGAATTTCGTTCTCTCTTTTTGGTACAGAGAGACGGGCTCGTAGTGCAAAGAACATGCGAGTGTCCAGGTCTGGTCTTGGGCCCTGTCGGTAAGTCTGTGAAGTTTGCAGTGGTAAATCTTTTGAGATATCCAAACTGTAATATTCACATCCGGCAGGAGACCCTGGACTCCATTCGTCAGAAGGCGATAAAAATTGAACATGCACATCGAGCAGCACATATTTTGGACTGTTTGATGACCGGTATAGAAACGGTTTTCCCTGGTGTCGGGGAGAAGCATTGGGACCTTCTTCCAACATTTTTCTACTTTTATTCGTTATCAGTAGAGGGAAGTTGGGTCAAGGAACTGAAGTTTCACCTCAATTCATTCTTTAACCGTTATCTTTCACAGGAAGCTCCGGAACCGATCGGCTCTATTCATAAGCCCGGAACTCTGTTCATTGGTCCCCTCATGAGGCGTCTAACCCAGAAAATTGGGAAACGATCGCAATCAAGCTATATCTTCTTGAGTACTATCCTTTTAGGATTTAAGAAGGGCTTGCCATTGGTCGAATCCTCCACGGTGAGTGACTCCGCAGCTAAGCACAAAGAGCGGCTTAGTAGGCGGGAGTACACTCCTGACTGGCTTCTGGGCGAAGTGAGGAGAACAGGAATGGAGATTTTTAAGTCACAACCTTGTGATGAGGATCACTCTTATGTGAATCCGCTGAACTACAAGGGGAAGGTTAATCTCGAACCTTTCAAGACTTTTGGGTCTATAAGCGTTAATTCGTGTGTAGAGTCATTTAGAGCAACTGGTGGTCCTTTGGGTCTTTTGGTTTTCGAATCATTAGGTCTAACTAAGGACTCTCCAGGGGCTTTGATTTCGGTGGCATTGGAACAACCTCAGTTGGTGGAAATTCGTTTTCACCCCTGGTACGGAACATATGAGCTTCGGGCTCCATTCATTTATGGAGAACTCGCAAATTCATACCGATTTGATGTAGGACTTGGAGATCCACGGATCTCCGAGGCGCGATCCTACGCCAAATTTATCCTCGAACCCCTTAAAGTTCGAACGATAACCAGTATGGGGATGTTCCATAATGCCTTATATCCAGAGATTCAAAGGCAAATGTGGGAGTGTTTACAGGACTTTCCTCAGTTCTGTCTAACCGGTAAACCTGTGGGAGTGAGGGACATTAGTTCTTTGCTTAGTAGGACGCGTAAGGTGGTTCCTGAATGGTTCACTGAGGGCAAGGAGCATCCACTCTTTGTTTCCGGGGATTATTCGGGGGCGACTGACTCATGTCATCTTGACTTGTCCGCTGAACTGATCAACACGGTCTCTAATGATCTTTTTGTCCGATTGCTCTTGAAACATAATTTGAGCGATCAAAAGATAGATTATTCGAAATCGGGGTTGAAAGGTGATCAGTGTCCGACAGAATTCAGGATGACCAATGGTCAGCTTATGGGTTCTCGTTTCTCATTTCCGCTTCTCTGTGTTTTTAATTTGGCGATCTACCGTTATTGTCTAGAAAAGGAGACAAAACGTACTTGGGACGTCAAGGACTTGCCTGTGCTAGTTAATGGGGATGATATTCTCTTTTTGGCTAGCCCGGAGCTTATTTCTCGATGGGAGAGTTGCCTCCCCCTCGCAGGTCTGGAAAAAAGCATAGGGAAGAACTTCGTGTCTAGCATGTTCTGCACAGTAAATTCTGCAATGTTTCTTCGTGTCGAAGAGAAGATTTCCGAGATACCCTACTTGAATATGGGGCTCTGTTTCGGAATGAAGAAACAACCTTTCTCTGAAGGTGAGATCGATCGGGGTGAAAAACAGAAGAGTCGTTTTAAGGCTCTTCGAGGCGCCTTTCAGCCGGTCCTGGGTCTTCCCAAAGATATCCGTTCTCGCTTTGAAAGTACTATACGCGATCACCGTGCCGACATTGAGAAGAGCAAATTGTCTTCTCATACGTTGGGATTCGTAGCGGACCCCCTGGAAACCCGTGAAGAGATCTTAAAGGATCTCTCTTGGGACCTAGGTTCTGATCTACGAGGCAGGTGTCGTGACTTTCGAATGGGTGAGGAGCGAGTGTTAGAAACACACGGCATCCTCTTTGGAAATTTAGATGAAGAAACCGATCAATCACGTGTTAGATGCAGAGTTTACAACGCGCTTAAGTCCTGGGAGGAATCCCGAGTCCGATTTAAGTGGCGGTGTAGTCGTCTTGAGCAATCTCTTGCTAAGGGAAGAGATGCGCGGAAGGAACGAGCTCTTAGTGGCTTACCAATCATTAGAAGCAAAGAGGCTCCAGCCGTTGTTGGCAATTCCCCCTTCTTTCAAGGATTCATTTCCAAGAAAGGGGAGGAAAGCTGGCAGCGGATCGTCGCGCGAATCTCTTCGAATAAAATTAAAACGTTATTCGAAGAGTTAGCAGACGTGTAGGAGCTCCATAGGGGAACCGGAGTACCTGGCTACTAGTGGGAGGAAGTGTGATGGTGATGGGGCGGAGGTTGTATTTAATAATACCTTTGCAGCGCGGAAGAGAGTATGGAATAGTTTGGCTAGAAAAACCTGACTGATTGTCTGTGGCCTTCGGGAGCCGCGGGTTGGAATAATGGTGTCTTGGAACAAACTTTGTTCGAGAAAAGATAGACTCTTATAGATATACCTACTTAGACGTACCTCCTTGCGGGGGGGGCGTAGGGGCCTCTATGGGACATTCATAGGATTTGTATCCCATCCTTTTCTCAAGTTCTCCCAAATATGACGAATGACTTTGGGGCTATTCCGGAATTCAGACGCGAAGAGTGGACCAACGCTCTCTCTATATCACATGGAATCAACACTAAGGGCGTTAGGAGGTATCTGTAGTCTCAGCTAGGCTTCC